CAGCACCTGACGCGCAGACAGTTGACCTATCATTCATAGTGGTGGGAACACCTACTGAAACATTCAGTTAAAAACTAACAATCGGGAGACAAAATGAAGTTACCAATAACAATTGAATACAACAACGGCGACCAAATCACCTACACGGCGGCACCGCCTGAATGGGTGAAGTGGGAGAAGCAAACGGGTCACACCATTGCCCAGGCGCAGGAAAAGATCGGAATTTCCGACCTGGTATTCCTTGCCTATCACGCCATGAAGCGAGAAGCAGCTGGTAAGCCAGTCAAGCCAATCGAAGCATGGACGGAAACCATTTCCGAAGTGATCGTCGGTGAAGCAAACCCAAAAGTTACCCAGTCGGAAGCCTAAGTCGAATCGTTTGGGAGATAGCCCTGGCAACGGGGCTATCACCAAATGAGTTTGATAGTGCCGAAGACATTTTGACGATTATCGAAATTCTAGAAAGGCGAGCAAATGGCGACTGACGCAATTAGTTATGACAAAGCCGAATTGCGTGCCATTCTGCGATCGTTCAAAGCAATGGACGAAGAAGCAACCCAGCAAGCAAAAGAAGCCACCAGCGAATTGGCTGAGTACGTTCGGGGCAAAATTATTGCAACGGCTAATCAATCCACCAACCGCGTTGCGCCCAAAATCGCCCAGGGTTCAAAGGTTTCAAAGTCGTCAAAGATCGGTGAAATTTCATTTGGTTTCGCTGCCCAAAAATTAAGCGGTGGCGGTACGACGCAACAGGTTTGGGGCGGTTACGAATTTGGTTCAAATCGTTTTAAGCAATTCCCAGTTTGGTCAGGTCGTGAAGGTCGCGGTTCACGCGGTTGGTTTATCTACCCAACGCTTCGAAGCGCACAACCTGAAATCATCAAAAAATGGGAAGAATCATTTTCCAAAATAGTTAGGAAGTATGACTAATGGCTGGCAGTCGTACCCTTAAACTTTCGATTCTTGGCGACGTTGACAATCTTAACAAATCGCTGAAAACCGCTTCAGGCGACGTTGATTCATTTGGCGACAAGGTTGGCAAGGCAGGCGTTGCAATCGGTAAAGCGTTCGCCGCAGCTGCTGCCGCTGCTGGTGCTGCCGCAATCGCAATTGGTATCGAGGGCGTAAAGGCTGCAATAGCCGACGAAAAAGCACAAACACAATTGGCGTTGGCGTTGGAAAATGCCACGGGTGCAACCCAGGCGCAGATCAAAGCAACCGAAGATTCAATTCTTCAAATGTCATTGGCAACGGGTGTTGCTGACGACGAATTGCGCCCAGCATTGGGTCGCCTGGTTAGATCGACGGGCGACATTACGAAGGCGCAAGATTTACTTTCAACCGCGCTAGACATCAGCGCAGCAACAGGCAAACCAGTTGAAGCAATTGCAAATTCACTTGCTAAGGCTTATGACGGCAATACCGCTGCCCTGGGTAAATTGGGCGTTGGCTTATCCACCGCCGAACTTAAAACAATGTCATTCGAGCAGGTGCAAGGTCGTTTGACTGAATTGTTCGGTGGTGCTGCTGCACGCAACGCTGACACATACGCGGGACAGATCGCACGCGTTCAGGTTGCCTTCGACGAAGCAAAGGAAACATTGGGCACGGCGTTGCTTCCAATTCTTGACCAGTTATTGAAATTCATCAATCAAAACGCATTGCCAGCAATTCAGGCATTTTCAGCAGCCTTCAGCCTGACCGAAGGTGACGGATTTGGCAAGGTAATCACCGACGTTGGTTCAACATTGAAAAAAACATTCACACCAATCATTGAAGGCGTAAAGTCCGTATTTGATAGCGTCAAAACTGCCGTGCTGAATAGCAAGGACGAATTCAAAGCATTTTGGGACGTGGTCAAATTTATTGCGCCATTGGTAGGCAAGGCAATTGGCGATTCATTAAAGGTCGTTGGCGACATTGCCGAATTGGTTATCACAATCATTGCCAAAGTTTTGGGTGCTATCAAACCATTGCTGAACACCGCCATTGACGGTATCAACGCGATAATCAAGGGTTACAACGCGGTTCAGTGGGGCAAGGACGTGCCAACAATTCCAAAGATCGGTGGCGGTTCGGGTTCAACAACCACCGGGGCATTGGGTAATTTTTCAATGTCAACAGGTACAGTTTCAACGCCTAGCGTTTCAGCAATCACAACCCCAGCAGGTACAACATCAACAGGCGGTGGCACAACATCAAGCGGAATTGCAACCGCTGCGCGGGTTGCTGCGTCAGCTGCCAGCAGCGTTGTTTCAGGCAATTTTAATCCAGGTGCATTCCGCATGGCTGAAGCCGCTTCAATGGGCACAACAATTAACCTGACCGTCACTGGGGCGTTTGATCGTGAAGGCACTGCACGAACGATCGTTGAAACCTTAAATGACAGTTTCTATCGCGGCACAGGCGGCGCAACCAGCCTACAAATCGCATGACGCAGTGGTCACCCGTTTGGAAAGTGACCATTGACGGCACTGAATACACGAACGCGGTTTTGGCAAATCTAGTCATTCGCAGCGGTCGAACCAACATTTATGAGCAGGCGCAAGCGGGCTACACCAACATTCAATTGATCGACGTGAATCAAATTGCCATTCCCGTGCAGATCAATTCAACAATTTCAATTCAGGTCAAAGATACGTCAAACACATTTGTTTCAATTTTCGGGGGCAACGTTGTTGACATTGGGCTGGAAGTCCGCGACGTGGGTTCGACCATGTTCACACAAACTTATTCGATCACCGCATTGGGCGCATTGGCACGCTTGCCAAAGGCATTGACCGACGGCGTACTTTCAAAGGATTTCGACGGCGATCAAATCTATGAGATTTTGAGTGACCTTTTGTTCAACACTTGGGCGCAGGTTGCACCGTCGGTCACCTGGGGCACATACACGCCAGCAACGACAACATGGGCAACGGCTGAAAACAACGGTTTGGGCGAAATTGACCGCCCTGGCAATTATGAATTGGCAAACAGATCATCAAGCCGAACCGACGTTTATTCGCTGGTTTCAGCGTTGGCAACCTCAGGGCTGGGGTACATCTACGAGGACGCGCAAGGGCGCATTGGCTACGCCGATTCGACCCACCGCACCAATTACCTGGCTGCAAACGGTTATGTTGACCTTGACGCTAACCATGCCCGCGCAGCTGGTTTGCGCATTCAAACCCGTGTTGGCGACGTTCGAAATTCGCTAACGATCAAATACGGTTCGACGAGCAGTGCCGAACGATCAGCCAGTGACGCAAATTCAATTGCACTTTATGGCACACTTGCCCAAATCATTACGACAACGCTTGAACATCAAGCCGACGCGCTTGCCCAGGCAAATTTCTATTTGTCACTTCGTGCCCAACCACAACCAATTTTCAGCGAAATTGCATTTGACCTGACAAACCCTGAAATTGACAATGGCGATCGTGACGCGTTGCTCAACGTTTTCATGGGTGAAGCGATTTCGTTGAACAATTTACCGCTCAACATGTCGTCGGGTACGTTTCAAGGGTTCGTCGAAGGCTGGTCATTTCAGGCAGCGTACAACCGACTTTCAGTGACGTTGTTGTTGTCGCCGTTGGCGTATTCATTGCAGGCAATGCGTTGGAACGACGTACCGATCACGGAAATGTGGTCAAGCGTGTCGCCGACACTTGACTGGGAAAGTGCAACAATTGTTGCCTGATAAGGAGAAAACATGACAAACCCAACAAGCAATTTCAACTGGCAAATGCCAACGGCAAGTGACCTGGTCACAGACCTTCCAGCCGATTTTGAAGTTTTTGGTCAGGCGGTTGACACGTCATTGGCTGATCTTAAAGGCGGCACAACAGGACAAGTGTTGAAGAAAAACACAAACACCGACATGGATTTTGTTTGGGGTACAGTCGCGGGGGACATTGAAGGCGTTTCAGTTACTTCACCAATTACAGGCGGGGGCACGTCAGGCACGGTCACCATTGGAATTGATTCGACCGCCGTTGTACCGTCACAAACTGGTAATTCAGGCAAATACCTGACTACCAACGGCACAACTTCGTCGTGGGCAACCGTAAGCGTTACGCAAAAAGTGGTTCAAATTATTACTGCTTCTTATGACGTGGAAACATCAAGTAGTACAGGAACATTTATAGATACTGGATTGACTGCAACTATTACACCGACAAGTGCTTCAAACAAAATTTTGGTTTTTGTTTCACAAAATGGACTTTTCAAAGCAACTGGCAACACAGGTGTTTCGGTCAGACTTATGCGCGGTTCAACAACTTTAGGCAATTTATTTGCCTATGGTGCAGGTGGAAACAATACAACAACTAATAACAATGTCGGTGGTGCTTCTTACGGTTTCCTTGATTCACCAGCAACAACTTCTGCCACTATTTACAAAACACAATTTTGCTCAACTGACGCGGTTGCAACCGCAAGAGTTCAAAACGGAACACAAGCGTCCTCAATAGTTTTAATGGAGGTAACACCATAATGGTCAAAGGATACGAAGTGTTAGAAATGCTTATCCCCAATGGTGGTTGGGCAATTTCAGGCGATTCTTTTGAGGGAATCACTTTTGTCGAATGTCCACCAATAACAAAAGCACAATTTGAAGCAGGTTTTGCAAAAGTCGAAAAATGGAAAGCCGATAAGGAAAAAGATCAAGCAACACAAAAGGCTGCATTGCTTGCCAAATTAGGAATCACCGACGACGAAGCGAAATTGTTGTTGTCGTGAGTTATCCTGACGGCACAAATGCACGGCTGATCGAGGTCGCAGCAGCTGAAGTCGGCACGGTTGAGGAAGGCGACAACCTCACAAAGTACGGCAAATTTACAAAAGCCGACGGTTTGCCGTGGTGCGGGTCATTTGTCAATTGGTGTGCAGCGCAAGCGGGTGTCAAAATTCATTCAGTCGTTGGCACGGCGCAAGGCGCACATAAGTTCAAAGAAATTCAACGCTGGTCAGGAATGCCACAATTAGGTTATCTAGCCTTTATGGACTTTCCGCACGACGGGGTTGATCGCATTTCACACATTGGAATTGTTGTTGGACTAATTGACACAAAAACATGCTTGACGATCGAAGGCAACACCAGCGGGACAGGCGACCAACGCAATGGCGGCATGGTCATGGTGAAGGTTCGTTCGTACGGCGAAGGCAAGGAAATTGTCGGTTTCGGCATTCCAAAGTTTGTGCCGTACAAGGGAGAATTTCCAAAAATCGAAATACCTACAACGGCAGCGAAGCCAAAGAAGGAGACGAAAAAATGGTCGAAGCCAAAGCCTTGATCGCGTCATGGGCGCGTTCATTCATGGCAGCAGCACTTGCCCTATACATGGCGGGCGTTACTGACCCAAAGACCCTTGCAATGGCAGGGGTTGCAGCGGTTGCACCAGTGATTTTGCGCTGGTTAAACCCAAACGACAAAGCCTTCGGTTCTACGGGGAAGTGAACCGTCGATTCGCAGCGGCTGGGTTGGTTTGGGCACTTGCACTAACCCAGTCCGCTTGCGGGTATCAGGGGTGGACACGTTATGAATGCCAAGAATTCGACAACTGGGGGAAAGCGCATTGCCAAAAACCGCAATGTCTCCCCACTGGAACATGCACTGACGACCTACTTGGAATTGAATCGGAACAGACCCGCACGCCGTAAGTCACCCGAAGAAATACACGCGCAGCTGATCTTGATCATTGGTTCGACCCTTGCAGCCGTGTTTTTGGTTGTAACCGTAGGCATAACTTATGCGCTCATTTTTGTAACGCAACCAGTCAGCGCACAAGCACCCAACGACGCAGCCTTTATTGATCTATTGAAAACCCTGGCAATTTTCTTGACTGGTTCATTGGGCGGTGTACTTGCTGGCAATGGACTGAAATCAAAGCCAAAGCCTGGAGACACGCCGACAAACACGCAAGGTTCTTGACCGCGCGCCAATCATGCGTCACCCTGAGTTCAGGTGGTAGTCCTACTGCCTAGAATCGGGAGAATTCAAAAATGGTACTTGATCTATTAGACCCGCAAACGCTGGGTCGTTTGGTGCTTGTCATCATTCTTATGGTGATTTCAGCCGCTGCGGGATACGCAAAAGGCTTCAAAGAAGGCAAGCGCGAAGGCATGGCACGACGTAAAGCAATGGTTCGTCACATGGCAAATAAGGCGGTCAAATAATGGCTGGCTTCCTTGATAACTACGAAGACGTTGCAACACGAATCAAACGTTTTTGGGAAACACACCCTTCGGGACGTATCGAAAACAACATCATTGAATTCAATGCAGAAAAGGGTTTTATTCTACTTCAGACCCAAATCTTCAAAGAATACGAAGACCAAAAGCCTTCAGCGATCGATTACGCATTCGGCAACGTCGCAACCTACAACGTCCAAATGAAAAAGTTTTTCGTCGAAGATACGGTCACGTCCAGCATTGGACGCTGCATTGGTTTGCTACTTGGCACGGACAAACGCCCAACCCGTCAAGACATGGAGAAGGTCGAATCGATCAGCACGACCGTTGCCAAATCTACGGCTGACGATTATGACCCGTGGTCAAAGAAGTTCGGCGACGTTCCTAGTTTCAAGACCGCAGCTGAAGCCGAGCAATCAGGCATTCCTTCACTGGGTTCATCAATGGACGAAATTGCCAAGCAATTAGGCGGTGAGTTAGTCCAGGAAGCGCCGCAGTGCAGTCATGGGCACATGATTTGGAAGCAATCAGCGGAAGGTTCGCCAAAGAATTGGGGCGGGTATTTCTGCACTGAACGCACAAAGGCAACACAATGCACACCGCGTTGGTACGTTTTGCGATCAACTGGAAAATGGGAACCCCAGGTATGAGCGACTTAATGGAAATTATCTACCCACAATCCATGACGGCAAAACTGCTGCAAAATGGTGAAGTGATCGCCGAATACAAAGTCGAGCAATGCGACGGGTGTGCGAAGTTGTTGAAACTTGACCCATTTGGTTACAAAATCGGGCAGGCAGGCGAAAAACTTGCTTGGTTGTGTGGTGAGTGTCGGTGAAAATGACATTGACCCGTGCTGAGGAATTTGTCTGCCACAAGGCTGCATTGGAATTGGCAAAAGACAACAACGACTATTGGCAAACCCGTGAAGGCGGGTATTCAATGGACAAATCGTTCCATGATCTCATTGCACAAGACGCACAAAGTATTGGCAGCGAATGGGTTGTTGCCAAATACCTTGATCTTCCATTCAACCCTTACGAAAACAAATACAAAATAAAAGCCGACGTGGGCAGTCATTTTGAAGTTCGTTGGACGAAGTACGTTGCCGGGCATTTAGTCGTTCACGAATACGATCGACCAAACGACGTTGCAATCCTGGTCACTGGTGAATCACCAAACTATTTCATTGCAGGTTGGATTCCCATTGCTATGGCAAAACGTACAAAGTACCGCCATTCCAAGCAACCAAATTGGTGGGTCACACAAATAAACCTTCAGCCAATCGAGAATTTACGGAGAAGCAACTATGGACAAAGTGCAATTTGAATGCAGGAAATGCAAGAAGATCACGGTGCAGCTGGTTCACAAGATCACAGACAATCTGCCCGAAGGTGTAGAAGTAATTCAATGCACGAAGTGCGAAGTCATGGGGGTTGCACAGATAGGGACTTCAAATGCCAATCTATGAGTTTGAATGCACGGTGTGCAAAATCCGTGTTGAGGTGGATAAGTCAATCCATGAGGAACGAGAAGCACAATGCTGCGGGCAGGCAATGAATCGCTTGTATTCAGCACCAGGCATTTCCTTCAAGGGTAAGGGTTGGGGTCACCAATGAAAATTTTGAACCTTTACGCGGGTATTGGTGGAAATCGCAAATTGTGGGGCGACGAACACGAAATCACTGCCGTTGAATGGGACGCAGACATTGCCCAAATCTACAAAGACCATTTCCCGAATGACACTGTCATTGTGGGTGACGCTCACGAATTCCTTTTGAATCACTTTAATACTTTCGACTTTATCTGGACTTCACCGCCATGTCAGTCACATAGCAGTTTTAGACAAAACATAGGGGTTCGCTATCGTGGAGTTCAGCCAATCTACGCAGACATGAAATTGTGGCAAGAAATCATTTTCCTTCAATACAATTTCAAAGGTCAGTGGGTCGTGGAAAACGTTAAACCGTACTACACGCCATTTGTGCCACCTACGGCTGACCTACAACGTCACTACTTTTGGGCAAACTTCGACATTGCTGACCTGGTGTTTGAAAAGGACAACTTACGAGCTGCACAAATACCGCAGCTGCAGGAATTACACGGTTACAACCTGGACGGCTATAAACTGCCCAACAAACGCCAGGTGCTTCGCAATTGCGTACTTCCAGAATTGGGCAAGCATGTATTTGATCAGGTGACACAGTGAATAGTTATCCACAGAAGTTATACACAGGGTGCAAAAGGTTGTGGGACACGCCCAAGCACATGCGTAAGTTATTCACTTGCTTGACAGACGCGGTACGATCTAATCGCTTGAAGCGCGCCGCTGAGGCGGTGAGCGCGCGAGGGCGAATCGATCTAATGGGCAAGGTTTATGCCATAACGGCAGTGCTTTCAATAACGGGCATACCAGCAGCTGAATCAGCAAACTATTCAATAGATCATTTGAAACTTTATGCACATTCAAGGATTCTTGATTACAAGGAATTCCAGTGTTTTAATAAGATCATCACAAAAGAATCACGGTGGTCATACACCGCACGCAATGGGTCACACTATGGACTGGGTCAAATGAGATCGAAGCACTACCGTGACCTTGACCCATTCAGACAGATAGACGCTTCATTGCGATACATAACAAACCGTTATCAAACACCATGCAAGGCTTGGGCATTCCACCAGGAACGGAACTATTACTGATGAGCAGTGCGCTGAAGGACAATGGTTCAACCAGTAAGTGGCGAAAGATT